GCCGACGGTCAATCGAATTCTCAACGGTCAATCGGACTGCAAGTCCAGCACGTTGATGGCGATCCTGCGGTGGCACGAAGAGCTGCGTGCAGCTGAAGAATCCGGCGAGAAGGTGGCTTAAATGCCGACCTTCCGCCAAACGGTGGTCTCCGCGCGTTCCCCCGGACGCGATGGTTTGCCCAGCCTTCGGGCTGGGCTTTTTTATGCCTTGTTCGTTCGCTGCTAGCGGGCGGATTGCAGTTTGCATGGCGGTTCTCGGCGTCTTGATGGCGCCTTTATTTGGCGCGTCGCACAACCGGTTATTCAACCGGTTAGGCGATCAAATTTTTCTAAGAAGAACGATATGACCGAACTCGGGCTCGTTGGGGGAGCGGTACATGCCCCTGAATTTTTGCCGGCTGACGAAGTCGCCAGATGCAAGACCTATCGCGAAGCGGTCCGACTTTCATGGATGCACCGCAGATCGAAGGGAATGACTCAGGCGACTCTCGCCGAGAGAACGGGGTGCTACCCGTCTCACGTTTCGGACTATCTGCACAGGGATGACAAGCCGTCGCGTCGTGATCTCCCTGCAGAGCGCCTGGACGCTTGGGCATCGCACGTTGGCAACTGGGGTGTCCATCAATGGCTCGCCCGTCAGGCCAAGTTGACGTTTATGGAAGAAGTCATCGCACAGAGGGCGGCATGAATGCACCCGAACAATCAGCCGAAGACGCCGCGCGTGAAGCGCGTATCGAGTCGTTGGGCCAGCGAATGGTTATGTCTGCGGACCTGACCGAGCGTGCACATCTGTGGCGCGAGATGCGCGCTGAGATCGAGGCTCGCTCAGTTGAGCAGGTTATCCGGATGGAACGCGAGAAGGGGCTGCTGTAATGGCTGGTGAGTGGATCAAGATGCGCCATGACCTCGTAGACGATCCTGCGGTTGTGCTCATTGCGAGCAGAACCAGCATCGACGAATACGGCGTCGTAGGACGCCTGCAAAAGCTCTGGAGTTGGGCCGATCGTCACACTGTGGACGGTAACGCTATGAGCGTTACACGTTCGTGGATTGATCGTTACGTTTCGTGTTCTGGCTTCGCAGATGCGATGTTTGAGGCTGATTGGCTTGAGGGCGACGACGGCGCCATCGATATTCCAAAATTTGAGGTGCACAACGGCGAAAGCGCCAAGAAACGGGCTCTCGGAAACAAACGCGTCGCTTTGTCACGCAACAAGCAACGCGAAGGTAACGCTGGAAGTAACGCAAATGGTAACGCTGACGGTAACGCACCCAGCGTTACAAAAAGCGTTACCAGAGAAGAGAAGAATAAGAGTAGTAAACAACCCCCCATACCCCCCATGGGGGGCGAAACCGAGGGAACGAAAAAACGGCCAATCGTCGCGCTGAAGACTTTCCTCGAGCAATGCAAGGAAAAAAGCGAAAAGCCGATTCTGGAAAGCGATACGGTTTTTGACTACGCGACGAAGACTGGTATTCCGGATGACTTCCTCCGGCTGCACTGGCTCGAATTCAAGGCGCGCTACTGCGAAGAGGGCGCCAAGCGGTACAAGGACTGGCGTTCGGTGTTCCGCAAGTCGGTGCGCGGAAACTGGTTCAAGCTCTGGTGGATCGGTGCTGACGGCAGCTGCGCGCTGACAACGGTCGGCGAGCAGGCGAAGCGTGCGCACGGGAGAGATGCCGCATGAACGCCCCCGAAAGATTCGAAGAAGAAGGCGGTCTGCGGACGCCGCCGCACAGCGTCGAGATGGAGCAATCGGTGCTCGGCGCGCTGATGATCGACAACGACGCGATCGACATGCTCTCCGGGCTGAGCGCCCAGCATTTCTACCGCTACCAGCACCGGATCATCTTTGAGCACATCACGAAGATGATCGTGGCGCGTCGGCCGGCAGACATCATGACCGTCTACGAGTCGATCTGTACGGCCGGCAAGGACATGGAGTGTAGTCTGGCCTATCTCAACGCGCTGGTCGCGAATACGCCTGGTGCGGGCAACATCGCGCGATACGCCGAGATCGTGATCAATCGCTGGAAGCTTCGCGGCGTGATTTCTGCTGCCGACGAGGTCAGTTCGATTGCGTACAACCCGGGCGGCAGGGAGGTCGACGACATCATCGGCGAGGCTCAGACGAAGCTTGAGTCGCTGTCGGAACTGACTTCGGATGCTCCGAAGCTGATCGCCGAGAGCCTGCCGGAACTGCTTACCGACATCGACGAGCAATACCACAGCGGGACCACATCGAAGACGGTTGTCCCGACCGGCTTCAAGACTCTCGACTGGCGGCTCGACGGCGGCCTGCGTGGTGGTGAGCTTGTGGTGGTGGCAGGACGGCCCGCCATGGGCAAGACAGCGCTCGCGATGGGCATCGCGGACAACGTGGCGGACAACATCGGGCCGGTATGTGTCTTTTCGATCGAGATGCCGTCGAAGCAACTCAACATGCGTTCGATCGCCAGGCATGGGGGAATCCCGGTTTCCAGGCTGAAAGACGGATCGAAGCTCGAGGACGGCGATTGGCCGAAGATCACCAGCGCCGTCCAGCACCTGACTGAGTTGCCCGTCTACGTGGACGAATCGAGCGTCATTTCTCTGTCGGACATCGTCAGTCGTAGCCGGTCGATGAAGCGTCGGAACGGCCTTTCGATGGTCGTGATCGACTATCTCGGGCTGGTGAAGCTCGGCAAAGAGGAACGTCACGACCTACAGATCGGCGCTATTACGCGCGGTCTGAAGTTGCTCGCCAAGCAACTCGACGTGCCTGTGGTGCTGTTATCGCAACTCAATCGCGAGCTCGAGCGCCGCCCCAACAAGCGGCCCATGGTTTCCGATCTTCGTGACTCCGGCGCGATCGAGCAGGACGCCGACATCATCATTTTTCTGTACCGCGACGAGGTCTATCACGAGGACACGCCAGACAAGGGCGTCGCCGAAGCGATCGTCGCCAAGCAGCGTAACGGCTCGCTCGGTACTGCGCATCTCGCGTTCATTGCCGATCAGGCGAAATTCGGAAATCTGCAGGGCGGCTATATCACGGTGCCCCGTACTAAGCCACGACCATCTAGAGGTTTTGACGAATGAGCACGATCGAAACCGAATTCGACATCGCACCGGCGATCATCTCTGCCGATTATCTCGGCGCCCGAATGATGACCGTGAACATTCTGGCGCTGGATCTTGGCACGCAACTCGGCTGGTCGACGCGCGACGCGAACGGCCGCATTCGCCACGGATCGGTCAGTTTCCATGCAAAGCGGAATGACGGCCCGGGACAGCGATGGCTGCGCTTCACTGCGCATCTGTCAGCGCTGAAGCGCGAGGTGGGCGAATTTCACGTCTGCTACTACGAGGACGTGAAGCGGCACGCTGGAACTCAGGCCGCGCACGCGTACGGCGCGTTCGAATCTCACCTGCAGGTCTTTTGCGACATCAACCGGATTCGCCTGGAGGCGGTAGGCGTTGGCCAGATCAAGAAAAGCTGGACGGGAAACGGCGCAGCGAAGAAAGAATCGATGATCGCCGAAGCGCATCGCCGCGGATTCAATCCGGCGGATGACAACGCTGCCGACAGCCTGGCAATTCTTCACTACGGCATGGCACGGGAGATTGTATGAGCGGAAAACCGGGATTAAAAGCCATTCCCTGGACGCCGGAACAGGATGAGTCGCTTCGTCAGATCTGGCCGACGGACAAACGCATCAAGGCAAACATGGATCTGTTCGGGGAACACACGTACGGAGCGATTATGACGCGCGCGTACGAACTCGAACTGGGGAAGCGCCCGAACTGCCCGCGAGGACAGTCTCCGATCGCGTGGAAATTGGTTGAGTACCAACTCAAGCGCAATCCGTTGAATCGGTACCGTGCGGCGGAGCGCGCCAATCTGGATCCGGCGACAGCCCATAAGGTTTTGACGCTCGCTCACGCCGAACGTCGCGTGCACATATTCGACTGGGAACGTCGGACTAAGACAAGTGCGCTGATTCCTGTCTACAAGCTTGGCGACGGTGTCGATAAGCCAAAGCCTCCAAAACTGAGCAACGTGGAAAAAACGAGGCGCGCGAGAGAGAGGGATAAACGCCGCCGTATCTTTGCCGGCGAATCGGTTCAGGGATTCAATCCTTTCGTAACCGCCATCGGTCAGGCTCGCGCACCCGATGGCGGCAGTGGGCGAGTCTTTCAGCAGTCAATGAGCCTGCGCGACTTCGACGAGGAGGCCGCATGAAGCGGATCACGAAAGACATGGTCAAGAGCGGCGGCTGGCGGTACTGCTGCGTCTGCCGGCGCAACGGCCCGCGCGTAAAGGCTCATTGGGAGCACGAGGGGCGCGAGTACTGCGACGAGCACAAGCCGGTTCAGGCGCCTGTGTCGGCGGCGCGGGAGGCGCGAGTATGAAGTGGCCTTTCTATTTCGGCATTCCCGGTCGCGATCTTCCCGCGTGGCTGTGCGTCGTGGCACCGATACCGGAGTATGAATCGATCGCCAATGTCGGACGCGTCGCGTGGAATCAGTTTTCTCTGGTCTGGAACTGGAAGCGTCGGTACGTCATCCGCAGCCTTTTCGGGATGTGTCCTATTCGGCTCGAAGAGGTCCGGCATTGTGTCATCACATTCCATTCGCCCGAGGGGTCAAACAATGTCGCGTACATCGACGTTCGCCCGCTGATCTGCGCAATTGGACCTTTCCTATGAGTGCGCGGCTCTACAAGGAGTTCGTGCTGAACGGACCGGCTGTCTGGCAGCTCGTCAAGGAGCTGATCCGCGAGCACGCCAGAGCATACATCGAGCGCGGCACGCCGCTGAGGCTGATCCTGACCACGGAAGAGCGCAAGCGGACGCTAGAGCAGAACG